CAAAGAATAGAAGATAGGGTTGAACGAGAAGCGCAGTAATTTTTATTGCTTATAACTTACTTATTTGCGCTATAAAGTAGCGAATTATTTAAAAATTAACTAAAAACAAATAAACATGAAAACAAATCAAACAAATCTATCACTAATCTCAAAGACAGAATGGTGGTTAAAAAAATTAGATGTAAACTCTATTCGTGGAACATTTGACTGGAATCAGTATCAAAAGTATTTAAAAGCTCTTCAGAATAATGAAAAAAAGTGATGTTACTTTTATTTTATTTGTAATCTTCTTATTATTTGCTTTACTTTTGCATAAGTGATTGATGAACTTGTAAATAATCGAATCTACAAACAAATTACTCGGAATGTATGCCACAATCACGAACTACAGGATGACCTTCACTTTGAAGCTGTTTTAGTTATTATAGAGAAAAAATTTGACTTAACAGAAATTAGAAACCTTAAACACTTTTTCTCAGCTGTAGTTTGGAGAACCTGGCATTCAAATAAATTTAGAAAAAAGTATTTTGTAGATCACGTTAAGTTTGTAGAGAATTTAAATGAGATTATTGAAGAAAAAGAAAACATTGATTATTCAGTTCTAATTAACTTTTTAGATAGTTCACCACAAAATGAAAATGAATTTTATGAGGTTAACTTGCTTAAATTATACATTCAACATGGAGATGCAAAAAAGTTAAGTGATAAGACTAAGATACCTTACCGAACAGTAGCAAACGATATTAAACAAATCAAAGACAAACTCAAACGACAGCACAATGAAAAAAATTTTGATCAAGGCGAACATGGGTAACCTTAACGGGTTATCCTTTCACCGATTAATCGTTCCATTCTCAAAAGTCTCCGACATGGTAGACTTTCAATGCGATGTATTTCCTGACTTAGATGCAGCAACTGATGAACAATTAAAACAGTATTCAGCAGTAGTATATCAAAGAGAAATTGATACAAGTGGCAAATCATTAGATATAATAAAAAAATATCATTCACTCGGAATTAAAGTGATATTTGACATTGATGATATTTGGACATTACCAAAAAGCCATTATTTAAGTAGACTTTACGATATTCACAACATTCCCGATCAAACAGTTGAAATATTAAAAAATGTTGACTTAGTAATCACAACTACAAAACACCTGGCATCTAAGATAAAAAGATATAACAAAAATGTTGAGGTAATCCCTAACTGCTTAGACCATGAAGATGAACAATGGAAACCTAACAAGACTAAAAGTGATAAAATAAGATTTGGCTACATTGCAGGTATTTTCCACAAAGAAGATATTTCAATCTTAGACATGCCTATTCGTAAAGTATTAAGGCATGATATAAATGCTCAATTTGTTTTAGGTGGTTATAATGATAATGCAGATTATAACTATTATGAAAAAGTAATGAGTGGTGGAACTTTAACTGACAAATATCAAAGAGTTTACAGCTTACCAGTTCACGATTATGGAAAGGCTTATAATGAAACCGATGTATCTTTAATTCCATTGCAATCAAATTCATTTACTGAGTGCAAAAGCGAAATAAAGCTTTTAGAAGCTGGTTTACATGGCAATCCTGCAATCGTTTCAGATGTATTACCTTACAACATATTTCCAAAAGATACTGCAATCTTTTTAAAGAATAATGATATTAATGGATGGTATAAGGCTATAAGAAACCTAAGTAAAGATGAATCAATGCGTAAAGAATACACAGAAAGTTTACAAAAATATATTGAAAAACATTATAACATAAACAAATGGACAGAAGTAAGAAAACAAATTTTAAAATCGGTATTGGCGTAACAACTACCCCAAATCGTAAAGAATACGTTGATAGATGGTTAGAATATTTTGAGAAGTTTAAACCTTCTAATTATCATCTGCACATTCACGAAGATGTACACTATAAAGGTGTTGCCTATTCAAAAAATCAAAACTTATATACTCTTCGAGACTGTGACTTTATTTTTCTTTTTGATGATGATTGCTTTCCTGTTAAATCTAATTGGGCAAACTTTTTTATTGAATCAGGTTACAATCACTTGCTATACTTAGAACCAAAACATACGATTAAATGTAAAATAAAAGATTTAGAGATATTTTATAATTGTGGTGGGGTATTTATGTATCTAACAAAAGAAGTATTTAATAAAGTAGGTTATTTAAATTCAGACTATGGTCAGTATGGATATGAACACGCTGGTTATTCAAATCGAATTTACAAAGCAGGATTAACTGATGCACCTTACCAACAATTAACAGGAACTAATAAATATCTTTGCGCTTTAGACTATATTATGGAACACAAATCAAGTATTCCTACTTACAAAAAAGATAAATTGATTGAAGAAAATAGAAAAGTATTTATTAAGGAATTACAAAGCGAAACTATTTTTTATAACTTTGCAGAGTGAACGAACACATTCTTTTTAAACTAGCAACACGCAGCAGACCTGAAAAAGCAAAAAAAGCTATTCAAAATATTATAATGCTTTGTCAATCAATGAACTATACTATCTTAGTAAGCATTGATGAAGATGATGAAAGTATGTTTGGTTTTAGTTATCCTGATGATAATGTATTTATAGTTAGAGGAACTTCAAAAAATAAAATAGATGCGATAAATCGTGACATGGATATTTTTGAAGGTTGGGATATTTTAATCAATACTTCTGATGATATGGAGTTCCAAATTAAAGGTTTTGACAATATAATCAGGCAAGACTTTAAAGGAAACTTCGACCAGGTCCTACATTATACAGATGGCAATCAACACGCAAATATTATGACTATGTCAATAATGGGCTTTGATTACTATAAGCGTTTTGGTTACATTTATCATCCCGATTATAAGTCTTTATGGTGTGATGCTGAAGCTACAGAAGTAGCTCACCTTTTAGGAAAATATGAGTACATGGGTGATAGCAAAGTTTTATTTAGGCACATGCATCCTGCGTGGGGACTAGCTGATTACGATGAACAATACAGAAAAACAGAAAGTCAAGAAATGTGGCAAAGCGATTACCATTTATTCAAATACAGAAAATCAGAAAACTATTTTTTAGAGGATCATTTAATAATAAACAAGCCAAAATATCACAACATTTGAAGCTATCTATTTTAATACCAACATTACCTGAACGTTCTAATTTATTTAGTAAACTTTTTTTTGAAATTAATTTTCAGATAGAAATGCAAAATGCATTCGGTCTAGTTGAGGTTATAACAGATAACGCACCTAAAAATGAAAAAACAATAGGACAAAAAAGAAATGATTTGTTAGCTTCTGCTAATGGTGAGTATATATGTTTTATTGATGATGATGATAAAATAGCAAATAATTATTTAAGACTTGTTTTAAAAGCATTACAAAATAAACCTGATTGTGTAAGTCTAAAAGGAATTATTACAATGGATGGTCAAGCACCTAAATTTTTTGAACATTCCATAAAATACAGCGAATACAAAACAACATCTAGTATTATTACATACGAGAGATACCCTAATCACTTAAACGTTATTAAAAGAGAAATAGCATCACAATTTAAATTTCCTGAAATAAACTTTGGTGAAGATACAGACTGGGCAACTCAAATAAATAAAAGTGGACTATTAAAAAAAGAAACTTATATTGATGAGGTTCTTTATTACTATAATTACATATCAAACAAATGAAATATATTAGTTATGCACTTTTTGGCTATGGTAAGAGAGAACATAATTGCTTTGATTTTAGCTCCTATCTTCGTGGCATGTGGATTAATATTCGTCTCGCTCGCTGTATTTATCCTGACTGGAGAATACACATTTGTGTTGATGAAAAAACTTTTGAGCATTTTGAAAGTTTATTTAATAGGTGGAAACAGTACAATGTAGTATTTAAAGTATTACCTACTGAACCATTATGTAAGGCAATGTTATGGCGATTATTACCTATTTTTGAGCAAGGAGTTGAAAGAATTATTTGCAGAGATACTGATAGTCCTTTGACATATCGTGAAGCTCAAATGGTAAAAGAATGGGAAAACTCACCTAAAGTACTTCATGCAATTACTGATTCAATTTCTCATAATATACCTTTAATGGGTGGAATGATAGGATTAACTAAGCATGTTAAAGATAAGTTTCCAAGTTTTGAAAGCATTTTAGATAATCGTGATTACAATAATAAAGGAACAGACCAGGAGACATTGAATGCAAAATTGTACCCGATTTATGCAGCTCATGGAACTGAAAGCATTTTACAGCATTATATTTTAGGAATGCCAAACACCTTTTTAAGTGGTTACAGAAATTCATTTAATGATGAACCATTGGAAAATGTTAAAGAAGTCTACAGGCAGACAAATGATACTTGTGGACATATTGGAGCAGCAGGATGGTATGAAGCACCAATGATTAAGTTTTTAAACAGATACGATGAATTTAAAGACGAATACAAAGAATTAGAAAAAGAATATAAACACATATTTTATTGGGCAAATGAATAAATACGTTGTAGTAAGCGCAAATGATAATCCTGATTATTATCAATACATTCCTTTTGTTTGTAAAGCATGGAATAATTTAGGATGGAAGGTAATATGTTTTTTAAGAGGTAATCCAAAAACATTTGAAGCTATTTATGATAATGATAATTACTTTTTCTTTTTAGAAGGTAAAAGTAAATACAGAGATGAAACATTGGTGCAGGTGTCACGTTTATTTGGTGCTTATTGTTTTGAAGGTCTTATAATGACTGCTGATGGGGACATGATGCCATGTTCTGACTATTGGCATCCAAATGAAAATGAAATAACTTGTTATGGTCATGACTTAACAGGTTACGGACATTATCCTATTTGTTATATTGCTATGCATAGTAACGAATGGAAGCGAATAATGAATATAACAGACAGTGAACTGATGCCACAAATAGAAAGTCTATTAGATAAATACGAACAAGCAAGTAGTGATAATTGGGAACAATGGTGGCAAGTAGATCAAGATATAATCACAGAAAAACTAAAAAAAGAAAATGTAAACTCTATTTTAAGAGGTCGTGAAAACAGATTTGGACTTGCACTCGGAAGAATAGATAGATTTAATTGGGCAGAAACAATAAACACAGAAAACCCCATTGATGCACACATGGTAAGACCTTTTAATTTAGATGCAGCAATTAACATATTAAGTAAAACAGAATGAGTAAATTTATTGAAAACGTACAAAATTGGGATAATCACAGACCATTACTTTGGTGGGCTTTAAAACAAACTAAAGGACAAACAGAACCCGTTTTAGAGATGGGATGTGGCGAAGGCTCAACACCTTATCTTCAACAATACCTTAAAACAGATAAGCGTAAATTAATAAGTTACGACTACTCAAAAGAATGGGCAGATAAATATAAAGCTAATCATGTAACAGATTGGGATTCAATTAATCACGAACAATACTCAGTAATATTAATCGACCACTCACCAGGAGAAAGAAGATACATTGACATTCAAAAGTTAAAAGATAATTGTGATTACATGATTATTCACGATAGTGAACCTGCAGCTTATGGATATATGTTAGATAAGATTTGGCATTTATTTCCTTACAGAAGAAACTTAATAACTGATGGAGCATGGGCAACTATTGTAAGCACAAAACATGAAATACCTGAAATAAACATAAAAGGTTTTAACATTCAATGATACAACTACTAGCAACTACATACATAATAGCAAAGTTTATTCCTAAACCTATTTGGTTACATCGTAAACCTTTTACTTGTCCTCTTTGCTTAACTTATTGGAGTTTCTTAATTTATCAAATAATTAACTTTACGACTTATTTTGATTTATTGACTATTCCTTTTACCTTTGCATTAATAGCTTCTCTCTTTGAACGAATTAACGATAGGTACTTATGACAGAAGAAATAAAGCAATCTTTGTTAAATTGGGAATCAATGGGTAAGAATTATTCACCTACATTTAACTGGACTGAATTAAACGAAATAGCAATTAAGTTAGGAAACAAACCTTTTAACTTAGGGTGCTCTGAATGTAGAAGACAATTACTTGAATACTTATTAGCAACAATCAAAGATGGAATCAGTAAACAATCCTGAACACTACGGAGGTAAAGAAAACACCCACGAAGCTATAAAAGTAATTGAATCATGGGATTTAAACTTTCATTTAGGCAATGTAGTAAAATATATTAGCAGAGCAGGTAAAAAAGACAAAACTAAACTTAAAGAGGACTTATTAAAAGCAAAGTGGTACTTAGATAGATATATAGATGAATATACAAAAGGTTAAAATAAGCGCAATTAAAAGCAATCCAAACAATCCTAGATTAATTAAGGATGACAAGTTCCATAAATTAGTTAAGTCTATTAAGGAGTTTCCGCAAATGCTTGAGTTAAGACCAATTATTGTAAATGATGAAATGGTTATACTCGGTGGCAACATGAGACACAAGGCTTGTATTGAAGCTGGTTTAAAAGAAGTAACAATAGTAAAAGCAAGTGAATTAACCGAAGAACAACAAAAGGAATTTATAATTAAAGACAATGTAGGTTTTGGTGAATGGGATTGGGATGTTTTAGCTAATGAATGGGATGCTGAAAGTTTAGAAGAGTGGGGATTAGATTTACCAGGATTTGATTTAAACGCTGATAAATTAGGAACTGATTTTAGTTTGCCCGATGGAGACAAAGCACCATTTCAACAAATGACATTTACACTGGCAGATGAACAAGCTGAGCAAATTAAAAACGCTATTCAGGATATTAAAGAAACCGAAGAGTATAAGTATGCAGAAACTATGGGAAATGAAAACAGTAATGGTAATGCTTTATATTTAATAATAATGCAATGGGCAGAGCAAAAGAAATCATAGTTAAAGTAATACCGAGTAAAATTGCTAATGAGTTTGTAAAAAAGCACCATTATAGTGGCAAAGTAGTTCCAAATAGTAGTTTGCATTTTGGATGTTTTTTAGATGAAAAATTGCACGGAGTAATAAGTTATGGACCAAGTATTAATAAAAAAGGTACAATTAACTTAGTAGAAGGTACTGGATGGAATGAATTTATTGAATTAAACAGAATGGCGTTTGATGATTATTTACCAAAGTATTCTGAAAGTAGATGTATTGCAATTAGTATAAAGCTAATAAAAAAAAATGCACCACAAATAAAATGGATAATAAGTTTTGCAGATGGTACACAATGTGGTGATGGTACAATATATAGGGCAAGTGGATTTAATCTAATAAAAATAAAAAAGAATACTTCAATGTGGGAAAATGTGCATACAAAGCAAAAAATGCAGGATATGCAGTTTTATCACACAATGACAAAAAAGGACAGTAATTGGAAACAATTAGAAGGTGTTATGTTGTCTTATATTTACCTAATAGACAAAACTTGCAAAATAACCGTTCCAATATTACCATTTAGCAAAATAGATGAAATGGAAGCAGGTATGTATAAAGGAAAAAAAGTATCTTTGCAAGAAAGGAAAACAACAAGCGTGGATAGTGTAAGGGTTGCACATTAAACATTCCAGTTTAAAGGAGAGGTTCGATTCCATCTCCACGCTCAAATAAAAAAAATGACAACAAATTCGGACATATTAAAAAAGGCAATGTTAGAAGCACTTGAAAAGAATTTAGGTGTAATAACATCAGCGTGTAAGCAAGTTGGCATAGCAAGGTCTACTCATTATGAATGGTACTCAAAAGATAAGGACTATAAAAAGGCAGTAAAAGAAATAGAGAATGTTGCTTTGGACTTTGCAGAAAGTCAATTGCATAAACAGATAGCAAAAGGCAATCCACTAAGCACAATGTTTTATTTAAAGTGTAAAGGAAAGAAAAGAGGATATATTGAACAACAAGAATTGAAGGTATCAGGCAACATGAAATTTACAGCGGACTTTGGCGAGAGCAGTACTATACACACCACACAAGAACCAGAAGATAATTCATAACGCAATAAACAACGGAACTGAAAAATACTATGTTATTAATATAGGAAGGCAGTTCGGTAAAACTTTATTGGCATTGAATCAAATGTTATTTTGGGCTTTAAATAATAAAGGTTCAAAAATAGCATGGGTAAGTCCCGTATATAAACAATCAAAGAAAGTATTTGAAGAAACCTTTAAGGCATTTGCAAAACGAATGGAAATTTACAGAAAGGTTAATCAATCCGAGTTAATTATTGAATATATTACAGGCTCAACAATTCAATTCTTTTCAGCGGAGCGATACGATAACATTCGAGGTTTCACATTCGATTACCTGGTTTGTGACGAATTTGCCTTTATGGATGAAAAGGCATGGACCGAGGTCCTACGTG